CCCCGGCAACTGGAACTGGCTGCGCTTGATCCTTCTAACCGTGCATTGCAGCGTCGTATCTGGCAGATCGAAGAAGAGAATCGTGTTGCAGCTGAACGTGAAACTCTTGAACGTGCACTTCTCACTGCTCAGGGGAATACAGCCGAACTGCGTCGCCTAGAACTCGCCGCGCTCTCCCCCGCCAATCGTGCTCTTCAGAAGCAGATTTGGGCAGTGGAGAAAGCCAATGCGATCGCGCAAGAGCGGGAGGGTCTTGAGCGACAACTCCTTCAGTTGCAAGGAAACACTGCTGCTCTGCGCAAGTTGGAACTGGCTGCTCTTGATCCTGCGAACCGCGCTCTCCAGCGCCAAATTTGGCATCTGGAAGATCTCGCGAAGATTGAGGATGAACGCAAGGGTCTGGAACAACAGTGGTTGGAACTGACTGAGAACAACGCGGAACTGCGTCGTCTAGAGTTGGCTCAGCTTCATCCGTCTAACCGTGCACTTCAGCAACGTATCTGGGCTCTGGAGAAAACCAAAGCGATTGAAGCTGAACGGAAAGATCTGGAAGAGCAGTTGCTTGAAGTTCTGGGTCGTACCGGCACTTTGCGTCAGCGTGAGTTGCTGACTCTGGATGCGAGTAACCGTGCACTTCAGCAGCAAATCTGGGCAATCCAAGATGCTCAGGCTGCTGTGACTGAAGCTGAAAATGCTGCCCGTAACGCTGCAAATGCTGAGCGGGAGCGCATTAACACGCTGAAGTCAACATCTGATGCGATCCGTCAATTGGCGGATACGACGATGGAAGCTGCCTTCGCTACTGGTGAAGCACAACGCTTGGCTGCTGAACGTCAACTCCGGATTGCTCTGGAAACTGGGAAAGTTTGGGACACAAGTCTCCAGAATCTTGCTGAGCGAGCCGCTGCTGTTGATGTGAACAACTTCGGAAGTTACACTGACTTTGCGATCGCTTCTGCCCGTGCAGCAAGCCTCCTGAAGAGTGTGTCTGAGGAACAGGCTGAACAAGCGAAAGGTGCAGAACAGCGTCTTGAAGAAGCACTGAAGAAGTATGGTCTCCAGGAAGAGACTGTACTGTCTCTGACGGATGCTCTGAAAAACCTGGATAAAGCCATCGCCAAACTTGCGAATGCTGAAGCTGGTATCTTCGACTCACCTTTGAGTGATCCATCTGGTTCAGCAATTCCAGGTGCTCCTGTTGTTCCTGGTCAGGTTGGTGTTGTTAATCCAACCACGACGCTGATCCAAGAAGTAAAGGGTCTGCGAGATGAAGTGAAGCAGCTTCGTCAGGAGAACAACTCTGGAAATGCTCAGATCGCTCGTCAGGCAAAACAGAGTGCAGATATCCAACGTAAATGGGATGTTGATGGAACACCCCCTGTTCGTCCAGAGGTTAGCGTACCATGAAAATCCTGATCCCTGTTGACCCCGACAATGTGGTACTCACGTCATCGTCGGGGTCTGACCTAAGCGAATACCCAACTTGGTCAAGTGCCACAGCTTATGCGATTGGAGATCGAGTCTCTGCTTCAGATGGTGCCCTCCGGTATGATTTTGAAGCAATCGCCACGAGCACCAATGTGAACCCAGTTACAGATCAGTTGTCTGCTAATCCAAAATGGGTGAACATTGGATACTCTAATCGTTACAAAGTCTTCGATCGCGTACTTGGACAATCTGCAAAGGGTAATACTGGGCAGATGATTTATCGGTTTCAAATGACCGAAAACGTCACTGCTGTTGCACTCTTTGGGCTTGTTGGTGAAACAGTGACTGTAGCGATGCAGACGTTTGATGGAACATCCTATAGTACAATACCTGGAACGACTCAAACAAGAAAAGTGTCCAGCAGTCCAACAATTCGAAACTGGTTTGAATACTTCTTCTCAAAATATACGATGATACCTGATATGATCTTTACAGGTCTACCAGGTTATACAGGTAACTTTCTCTATGTTCGTGTGGACTCGTCAGCATCTGTAGAGATTGGTGAGATCGTGTATGGTGAGGAAATGGAAATTGGTGTCACCTTGGAGAAACCAACTTTCGGGATTCGAGATTATTCTCGCAAAGAGCGAGATGAGTTCGGACGTCCTGTCATCGTTGAGCGTCCTTACTCTATTTACGGTGACTTCAATATCGTCTATCCAAGTGATCAGACCAGGAGTCTCTTGACAGAACTTGCGAAGATTCGAGCGAAACCTTGTGTGTTCTATGTCGATGGGATGACTGATGGTGCCGGGACTATGATCTTTGGCTACTATACAGATTTCTCAGCAAACCTTGAAGTCGGTGCTGACAGTTATGCATCGATTACTGTAGAAGGATTGGTCTGATGGCCGCACCTGTACTCACACCACTCCCCGCTCCTCCTACTCGAGCGAACCCAGCCGATTTTGCGGCTCGGGCAGATTCGTTCATGGGTGCTCTTCCTGGTTTTGTTACTCAGTTGAACGCACTTGTTGCGTACTGGAACACGAACCTCGATACGACAGCATTCATCAATCGCAACGTGGCATCGACCATGTTGCAGACACTTACTTTTGCAATGCCTCCAGTTATGCAGGCATCTGCTACATCAGGCGACCAGGTTGCTCTAACATTGAGCAAGGGAACTACACAACGTCAATCGATCCGAATTGGTAACGATGGTTCGATTAACATTGTTCCTTTGAATGGTGCTACTGCCGCCTTGAAGGTGAACGGACAGACTGTCTATCATCCTGGTAATAAACCAACAGCAACTGAACTTGGTTTGGTTACTGCGGGTAACTTTACGGATGCTAACATTCTTACGATGCTCAAGAATGTTGATGGAGCGGGGAGTGGGCTTGATGCAGATTTGCTGGATGGCCAGCAAGGATCGTATTATCTAAACGCAGCCAATATGACGGGTACGTTTGCAGATGCTCGAGCACCTTCGACAATTGTAAGAACTTCTCGAAATATTACATCCGGTGACGGACTTTCTGGTGGTGGTAACCTTTCTGCAGATAGAACTCTTGCGGTTGATTCAACAGTTGCTCGGAGGAATGCAGGTAACACTTTCACTGGGTCACAGTATATCCTGGGGCACCTGTTTGTCGATGCTCCAACGGCGACAGGGAACTCCGAGTTCTGGCTTCGAGCTAACGATGGACTTCGCAGAGCCGTTCTCTTTTCTGGGGCGGATGCAAACACTCATCTTCGGTCTTATGCTACTGACGGGGTGAACTATAAAACCTTCAGTTTCAATGGGTCTACTGGTCGACTAAGCGCAGCCTCTTTTGGAGGGGACGGAAGCGCTCTGACAAACTTGAATCCTGCAAACATGGGGACTGGTGTCTTTGACGTTGATCGGATTCCCTCAAGTATTGCTCGAACTTCTGTGACTATCTCAGCCGGCGACGGGTTGAATGGTGGAGGTTCACTTGCCGGAAGCCGAACCTTGTCTGTAGACTCCACGGTAGTTCGGACATCTCGTCAGGTTTTGGCGGGCATGGGACTAGCCGGTGGAGGAAATCTTGGAGGAGATCGCACGATCTCACTTGGCATCCCCAGTTCCATTACTGCTGATTCTGAAAACACTCGAACTGACACTAGTCACACTCATTCATTGTCTGCAGCAGCTGTTGGTGAACTAACTTCTCGATTGGGGGTGGGGGCAATAGGGACCTATGCTCTACTTACCCCTGGGGGAACGGGAGCCTGGCAAGTTGGGCGAACGGTGTCAGGTAGTAGTCTTTACTATGCGAACGCCTCTGGACGGATCGACCACCCCGGTCAGTTTAATGCCCAATCTCCTTCCGGAACCTGGCAACTTCATGGTATCCTATCGTCCTACACTTCTGGCGATGGTCGAATGGTCTCACTCTTCAAGAGGATCTCCTGATGGATTTTCGTAACGCACGGTACATCAATCCTGATAAATCCCGAATTGATATGGATATCAAACATCCACACCATGGCTGGGTGCCAATCACAATCTCACAAAAAGAGTATCCAGCTGTTTGGGAAGACGTTGTAAGAACAAACCCGCCAATTCTTCCTCCTGGTCAATCTGATGTTTCTGATGTTGCTATTGAACTATGGCGAAAAACAGCGTCAGTGAGTAAGGCAGATTTCTGCCTCACTCTCATGAGAATGGGTATTCTTACTCCACAAGAAGCAAAAATCGCTGCTAAAGGAGATTGGCCACCTACTTTCCAATCTTTCTTAGAAAGCAGTGGAACTGGTATGTCTGCTGACGAAATTGAAGTTTTTTGGGCGGGTGTTACTCAAATTGAAAGGAATCATCCGTTATTTGAAGAAATCCGCAAGTATGCAAACATAACACCCAAACAAGCTGACGTTATGTTTGGTGCACCAACCTGAGGAAAATAAAATGACCATCAGTAAAGTAAAGGTTGAAGGAACGATCACTTTGCCAGATGGTCAAAGTGCAAATATCAAGTCGATCACTTTTCGACTAACAGGTTCTGACTTCGAGAATGGTGAATACATCGCTAAGAAATCTATCGCTGCAACACACAATGGTGAAGGTGAGTTCAGTGTAGATGTCTGGCCGAATGACGCTGGGTATTTTGCAGACACCAAGTACCAAGTTGTCATCGAGTTGAATGATGGAGCGGTGGTCGACCCTGTCCCCCCGCTCTACATTCGTAAAGAACGTCCTATTCATGATTTCGACTTGCTCGTAATTGAACAAGAGAATCTGGTGACTGGTTATCAAAACAGGGTTATCAGCAAACAGTTGTTTGACTCGATGACAAATCCAGAAAGAAACATGATCTACCTTGTGACGGTGTGACATGCGAAATCTATTCAAGAAGTTTGTTGAAATCTGGATTGTTGGTTCAGATGGTGTGAAGAAAAAAATTGTTCCATACTATATGGGACAACCAATTGAGTGGGATGGACAAGGAGAACTACTCCAAAAATTAACACTTGAGACACCAACGCAAATCTCTCCAGCAAATCCAAAGGCGGGGGAGGTTATAACCATCACACCAGCTACATATCTTGGAACTGGTCCAATAGTCTATATGGGTGTTCTTAAGTTTCGCGAACAAGTTGTCGCAACAAGAAATAATCAAGAGCCATTTCAAGTCACCCTCCCAGATATAGGTGATTTGACTTGGACTGCACAAGCTAAGGGACTACACCCGTCAGACCCTGAGCTAGAACAACGCGGTTGGTTTGTTGGCCCTGCCAATATTCCACAACCTGAATTTGTAAGACAACCGTCTATCACTCCTACGAATGCTTCTGTTGGTGATGAACTTCAAATTGACCCAGGGCAGGGTATTGGTTTAACCTGGAAGCTTGTTCTAGACAATGTTGATGTGTCTGAGGATGTTCTTTCAGAAACAACCGGAGGCGTATACATACCCGACCGCGCGGGTCAGCTCATCCTGACAAGCGTCCTTTATGATAGAGGTGTGACTCGAGAAGTAACAATCACAGTGGGTGTGATTGATTCACCTGTTTCCTTGTGGGATGTTCAGGGTGGTGATTCTAGAATCACCTTCAATAAGATGCCGGATGTGAATACGATCAATGTTTCTGGCGGTATTGAATGGATGAGTTTTGAGGAGACAGAAGATGCCTAAACTTTTCGTTGTTGACGACGACATCATCGACGTTCCCCTCTTTGTGAGAAGGAGAGGAAATTCTTTCGTCGAAGAAAAGGTTGCTCCTGGTTCTTATGAGATCTATAACACTCGTAAGATGCCAGGAACTGTGACTGTTACGAAAGAGCAAAATGCTCCTGTCGTTGCCAATCCTAATCCAGTTAATCTGGAACGGGGGCAGATGACTACAGTCAATCTCAATGACTTGGTATCTGGGGGTGTAACTCCATACACCTTCAGCTTGCAATCACCAATTACAGGATTCTCGATCTCTGGATCGGTCCTGACTGTCAACGGGAATGTTGCATCAATTGGTGCTGGTTTTGCGATCGTTGTGGTTACTGGAGCAAATGGTCAAAGCAACACCATCCGGGTGAACTACGAGATCAAACCAACCGCGGTCCCTGTGTTCACCCCCTTCGAGAACTCGATCTCGGTCCAGAACGCAGGGACCTTCCCTGACTACACCTTTACCGTCGGAGAGACGACGATCACCTTGGAGCGGACCAATGCCTGAAGTCAATGGTATCATTATCAAGAAAGCTTCGGAGACCCAATGGGATCTCCGGCCGGGGACTGGACAAATCAACGTTCTTGGTCTCGATCCCAATACGAATTACCAGGCACGTCTCGTCGGACCTCAGGTCGATTTGAAGACCCTGGCTTCGACGGCTCCCTCCGCCCCTGCCCGTGTTTCTGATCCCCAAATCACGGGAACTGGATTGATTGGAGACACGATCACTCTTGCTGCTACGGGATCTGTTTCAGGAGTTCCAACTCCTAATCCAGGTGCACCTATCTGGCAGTATCGAATTGATGAGAATGCCTCGTGGGAGACTATCTCAGGACAGGCTGGGAACACCTATACACCTACTTCTGGATCGGTTACAGCTGGAGGTCGGATCCGGGCTGGGGTTCCTTATACCAACGACAGTGGGACAATCACCCTGTGGTCCAATGAACTAGAACTGTCGGAAATGCCACAGATCACGGCTGTCCTGAATCTCAACCCCGTCGATCAGCAGTCCCAGATCACCTTCAACACGGACATCAAAGGGCTCCCTACTATTACGCAGGGGCAGACGGTAGTCCCGGTGGTTCGGGATGGGACAACCAACCGCTGGCTCTTCATCGCTCGAGCCCAAGGACCCATCTCCTTTACGGCTATCAAGGATGGCTGGAAGACCTTCAACCTGAATGCTACGGTGGATTCGGCTTTGTCTGCCTTGGTTGAGCGCGACTATGAAATCATGTTGCAGGGTGACCCTGGTTCTGAGCCGGTGATCTTTGAGGAGCCGCAGGAATACGCAGGGTCTTACGTCACCCCGGACTCGTCCCTGACCAATGGCATGGCGAACCTCGTGGAAGCAGTGGTCTCGCGCAGCGGGGATGCCGTCACGACGACCCGCGATCCTCTGTTCACCTGGGATGACAGCATCGAGCCGATCCAGTTCGGCCATGCCTACTATCGCGGAACGACCGCGCTGGATGCGACCTTGATCGAGGGAACGGAAGGAGTCGCCATCTACACCGTCGATCCTGTCCTGGACGGCGGCAAGAACATCTATCGCCGCGACTGGATGGAAGGCGCGGGAAGCGACAGCGAACTGGCGGTGTTCAGCAACGGGATCGCGGTGGCGGCGCCTGCTAACTGGTGGGTGCCTGACAGTATTGTTGATGTGGACTTCCAGAACAACCGCGCTCGCATCAATGGTGTCAGCTACGCCAGCATCGAAGCGGCACGAACAGCCAATGCGATCAAGACCAGCCCTACCGGGGTTGATTATAGTGATGTGTCGGGCTTGGGCACTTCCTACGTTCTTGCCGCGAAGGGGATCACGGCTGATGTAAACCAAACGCAAATCCTAGCCGCGCTGGATGATGGAGACGATGGGATCACAAATGACGAAATCGTCTATGTGGGCCGGCACTTCGCGAATAACGAATATCGAGCAGCACTTTTCTCGCAAGCCGGTAACAGCTCCCGCCTCGGTTCGATCACCTCGCCCCTTCTGTCGACAAGCAGCCCTGTCCGAATGGCGGTGCGCGCCAAGAGCGGTAATTACTATGGGATGGTAAATGGGGTAGCAGGGGCATCTTCAGCCGCATCTGGCGCTCTGCCAGCCGTGAACCGTGTCGCCTACGGCAAGCGGTCTGTGGCCTCTGAACTGTCTTGGACCGGCGCTGTCCATCGTGTGGTGGTCATAAATGCCGATCTGACCAACGACCAAATCAACGCCCTTCTAGCCTGAGGATCATGACATGACCCGTAAGTTTGGACCTTATCTCAATGGCCGGACCGTCACGAAGCGGCATCGCGGCGTGACCAAGACCAGGGCGGATTGGGGCAATGAGCCTGCGCCCAGCGAGGAAATCACGATCACGGCCTGGGACGGCAAGACTGTCCTGGTGCCCGAAACCATTGCCTCGATCTCCCAAGGCCATGTGGTGCCTGCCGAGGAGGGCGGCACCTATGTCGTCCTCTCTGATCTGCCGGACTTCAACACGGTCACCGAACTGACGGGCGAGACGGACACCGGAACACCGGTCAAGATCAACCTGGTGCCGCGTCGGCAATACCGGGGCCATGCCAAGGGCATCAACTACATGCTGCCGATCGACAAGACGACCGGCATGGTCGCGTTCGAGAAAGGGCGGTCTGGGCACAAGTATTTCGCGACCCGCCGTCCCCGCAATGATGTGAGCGGCAAGGGTGGATATACCAAGCAGGACATCGCCACTGAATTGGGCGTGGCCTTGTCCTCGATCACCGACACCTGGATCAGGGATAATGGTATCTACGGCAAGTCCGAGAACAAGCCGCTGGCTTTCGAAACGGCCGCTGCATTGTGGTCGAACCTTCTCAAGACCCGGGGCGGAAATGGCCGCTTCTTCGAGTCAAACTGGCTCGTTATTGAGGCCGGGTTTGATTATTCGGACTTCCGTCACCCATCTGGCGGAAACTTCATCCCAGATCACACTTCAGGCGAAAGCCCGTTCCACCCGGTTCTGATTACCAGCTACGGGACCGGCACTCGCCCGT